TTAATACTATTATACTCCGCGGCATCAATTCCGTCACCATCTACGGTAAACACTTCATCATATCCAGACCGTTCAATAATTTTAGAACGAATCTCCATCTGTTTTTTCTCTTTTTGAATTCTTCTCAAAAATGCATAGTGAATAATTTGAGTGAAGTACGCAAAAGGATTTGAAGACTTCTCTGGATTAAAGTTGTGAATATACTGAACGCAATTTTCAATTCCATCACAAATCATGTCCTCACGGAACATATAGTTGACAAAATTTGGTTTATACGATAAGTGAGTAGCAATTTTTAGAAAACACTCTCCCAAGTAATTTGTGATACGAGGTTTGGGATCTCCGTTTTCCGCAGCTACCTTAACTTTCCTTTTATACTCGCATATTGCTTCAAGAAATTCTTTATTGTTTACATAATGTTCTGATCTTTTTCTTTTAGGTGCCTGCATTTCATGAGTCCTGCTGTTATTAGATGTTCTTATTATAACAGAATGTTCGGCTATTGACAATACCCAGTAAAAATTGGTACAATTACTCTGTGGAGTTTCAAAGATTAGCTATCTTTAATATCTGATTGGCCTCTATACAACTTTTCAAATCTTTTTCTGGCTTCAGACACTGACGATAAATATCCCATCTCTGCACTCAATGGTGTTTTTGAGTTTTTGTTTTGTTGTTGTTTTATAAATTTGTGATACATATCAATTGTTTCTTGATCACGAACTTCACTGATAGTAAGAACTTTATCAATATCTAGTAAAAATGTATCATCATCAGCAAATTTAAGCCAAGGATCTATTTTATATCCTTGCATACCAATCTGTTTCATGACAATCACTTCGATTGTGACCGGATTGTTTAATATTAACATTGTTTTTTCATCTTCTTCAGACGGACAAACAATAGAAAATATTTCTTCTCCAGAAATTAATTTAATGACCGCATAGAAATCTTCTTCCATCATTCTTTTAAGTTTACCTGGATAAATTCGTAATTGAAATTTTCTTCATTATAAATTTTAACTCTTTCTATTAAGTGATTAAGGGTATAATTTTTTCTTGAATTTTTAGTACAATCGTCAGCAATATCATAGAGAACTGCTTGAGTTTTATTATCGCCTTTTCTCAATACTCTGCCGATTGATTGGAGATTACGGATTCTAGACTTCGAAGGTGAAGCAAAAATAACATTATGTAAATTCTTAATGTTAATTCCTGTACTAAACGTACCATATGAAGCCACAATAATTGCATTTTGTTCTCTTTCTGTAATCTCTCTAACTAACTCTCTTTCTTCTGCATCTACTCCACCATGAACATAAAATACTTTACGTCCATCCTTGACTGAGTTATTTATTGATTCATATAAAGGTTGACCGTGAGATTCAACTCTGGAAAAAAGAATAAGAGTGTTACCTTTCAAATCTAATGCAAGGTTTTTAATGAACTTATTTCGTTTTGGATGTCCAATAATAAATTGAACTTCATCTTCAAAGTTTTCAAATGTTTGAGGATTATGTTTGAGAATAATAATTTTAATTTGAAGTTTGGAAAGATGTCCCTTATCAATTAACTCTTTTGTCTGAGTAACTTTGTAAGACGGACCAAACAAGCCTTCTAATACCCATTTATGTGTTTGAGTGCCATCAAGAGTACCAGTAAAACCAAACCTGTATTTGGTGTTGTCCATTTTAGTCATGATACCGACTAAAGATTTGGATTTGAATTGGTGAGCCTCATCTCCAATGACTACATCAAATGAGTCATAAAAACCTCTAGGGAGCTTGTAAATTGACTGCCAAGTTGTGATGACTACAGGATATTCATTCGTCTTCTCACGACCACTGTAGATGCGGTGGCAGTAGTCCTCTGCGTTCCATCCATAGTCCTGGAAGT